CTAAGTGACAATGTTTTTACACCTTCAATGATGCTCAATACTGGATATTATGAACTTGACATGCTACCTGCAAAATGTGCTGTAAATTATATTTACGATTGTGGCAATTACGCCGTCAATCTTTTCCGACGATTTTTCCTTGTCCGCCTTGATATTTCCCGCAGGATCGGTTCGTATAAAAACGTTGTCCATCATCCATCTCAGAACGGGATGACCGCCGTGGGCAATCCGCTTTTCAAGAGTCAGCTTCATCAGTTCCTTTGTGGGACTGTTCATGTCACGAAAGCCCTGCCCGAAGGGAACGACGGTAAAGCCCATTCCTTCGAGATTCTGGACCATCTGCACGGCTCCCCAGCGGTCGAACGCAATCTCGCGGATGTTGAACCGTTCGCCGAGGTTCTCGATGAACTTTTCGATGTATCCGTAGTGGATGACGTTGCCCTCGGTCGTTTCGAGCACACCCTGTTTCTGCCAGAGGTCGTACGGAACGTGATCGCGCCGGACTCTGAGGTCGAGCGTATCCTCCGGCACCCAGAAGTACGGGAGAACCACGTACTTGTCGTCTTCGTCCAGCGGCGGGAATACAAGCACGAACGCAGTGATGTCTGTTGTACTGGAGAGGTCGAGTCCGCCGTAGCAGACGCGGCCCTCGAGGTCGTCTTCGTTCACCGGGAAGGCGCAGGCGTCCCACTTGTCCATCGGCATCCAACGCACCGACTGCTTCACCCACTGGTTGAGTCGGAGCTGCCGGAAGGCGTTCTCCTCGCCGGGATTCTGTTTCGCCGACTCGCACGCGGCCTTGACCTTGTCGATGCCGACCGTGATGCCGAGGCTCGGATTCGCTTTCTTCCAGACTTTCGGGTCCGTCCAGTCCTCGGATTCGTCTGCTCCGAAGATGACCGGATAGAAGGTCGGATCATGCTTGCGCCCATTCATGATGTCAAGCGCCTTCTGGTGCTGCTCATAGCAGATCGACTGCGTGTCGTTTCCGGCGGTTGTGATCAGGAAGAATAGCGGCTGCATTCGGGCATCGCCGGAGCCTTTCGTCATGACGTCGAAGAGCTTCCGGTTGGGCTGTGTGTGCAGCTCGTCGAAGATGACGCCGTGCGTATTGAATCCATGCTTGTTTGCCACATCGGCGGAGAGCACCTGGTAAAAGCTGTGCGTCGGCAGATATTCGAGCCGCTTCTGCGATTCGAGAATCTTCACGCGCTTTGAAAGCGCCGGGCAGAAGCGCACCATATCGACCGCGACGTCAAAGACGATCTTGGCCTGATTCCGGTCAGCCGCGCAGCCGTACACCTCGGCGCGTTCCTCACCGTCGCCGCAGGTGAGCAGCAGTGCGATTGCCGCGGCAAGCTCCGATTTTCCTTGCTTCTTCGGGATCTCCACGTAGGCGGTGTTGAACTGCCGGTAGCCGTTCTCCTTTATCACGCCGAACAGGTCGCGGACGATCTGCTCCTGCCAGTCGATCAGCTCGAACGGCTTTCCAGCCCAGGTGCCTTTGGTATGGCAGAGCTGCTCAATGAAAAGGCAGGCGTAGTCGGCAAGATTCTCGTCGTAGTGGGAGGTCTTCTCCATGAACCGCGTGACCTTGTAATGTTTCAGTTTTCGTACTGCCAATGGAAAACCACTCCCTTCATGGCATAAAAATAACCGCATCGCTGCGGCTTCTATCAGTACGAGAGCAAGAGCCCGTCCGGACTCTGCTTTCGGAATATTCAAATTCAAGTGTTGCTTAGTTGTACTGCTTCATGAGAACCGCGTAGGCGAGCTGGCTTGCTTCGTCTTCTGGTTCGATGTCCCAGCCGCGGTCGTAGTTCAGGGTGACCTTGCCGCCCACACGCAACTCCATTTTGGAAATGCGTCCGCCGTCGATTCCGTAATCCTCGGAGGGCTCGTCGTAGTGCTTCACCCAGTATTGAACGACTGTGCCGTCAATCAATAAGCTGCCGTTTGTCCACATGGTCAGGCCTCCCCGCTGATCAAGAATTCGATGCCGTTCTTGCGTTCCGGCTCCTTGCTGCCGAAGCGGTGGTCGTCGGCTCTGGTGACGGTCTTGAGTCCGTTCATCCGGCAGCCGAGGCTTGTGAGTCCGTAGATGCCGTCCATCAGGCCGGTGCTTTCATCCGTTACCACAACCGTCTTGATGCCTGCCTTGCGAAGTGTGTCAACGAAATCCGCCAGTTCGTAATCCCAAGGCAAATCGTCAATCTCGAAAGCGTCCGCGCCGTTCCGCAGGCTCCGGTCGTACTCGACGAGCGCCTTATTCTGACCGCTCGTGTAAGGGTACGGGAATTCCTCCTTTTCGCGTTTGTCGAAGGCTTTCACGCCGTCCCAGTTGTCCGCGGCGATCATCGCGTCGCGTTCCTTTTCCCGGATGGCCTGCGCCTCGTTGTAGGCGATCGCCGTGTCTCTCATCTGTTCGAAGTAGGTGTTCTTTTCCATCGTTTTTCCTCCTGATTTTCGCTTGTTTTCTGTGCCTTCCGGCATGTATATACATCACTCTTTCGAGGGTATATAGCAAGTCAATTCGGCCAGATAAATTGATAAATTTCTGTGTCTGAAAATCAGGATTCCTGCGTTTCGCCAGTCATGATGAAATGCACGTATTCGCGGCGGTGATCTTCAATATACATAACCAGTTCGTAATATCCGGAATCGAACGCCAGCCGCTGAACCTCGAGAACCGAGAGCATATTGACCTTTCCCGTATCGCGGATACTCATAATTTGATTGAAAACTTTCTCGTCCATGTCAGTCCACCACCTTTCGCACGATGTCTTCGCCGTAGATGACGTTGAGACCGCTGCCGTTGTCCCAGTGAACAAGCAGGCTGCCAGAATCGTCCACGCCGTAAACTGTGCCTTTCGTGCCGATGGGCGGCGCCTGGATGTCGTCCATTTTCACAAGCTCGATGCGCGTTCCGTTCGGATACCACTTTCTCATGCTGTCGAGCTGTTCGGGTGTAATCAGTCTCATTCCGCTTCCTCCTTCTTGGGTGTTCCGTTCTTCCAGCTTGAATTGCCGCTGAGATTCTTCAACAGAATCTTGCGTTCCTGCTTGTACTCCGCGCCAATGAATCCCAGTCTCAGCAGGAAGCAGCGGAATGCGTATTTTTCATTCGTTACCGGCGTTTCCATGGAGCTTGCTCGCTTTAGTTCTTTGGAGAGCTTGCAGAGCTTTGCGATGAACTCCGTGTAGGCTTTGACCTCATCAGATCCCGGCAGCTCCGGAAACCATGGGAATGCGATGCGGTCTTCCTTTATCTCGAACCTAAGGTCGTCGATGCCGAGCGCCTTCTTGATGAGCGTCCCCTTGGCTTCGAGGATGTTGGTCAGCGTTCCGACTGCCACCTTGTCGAGCGGAAGCTCAACCGTCAAGCCCGTCTCGCCGCCCTGTGGCGCGTCCTGTTCGCTTGTTTCCGGCTCTTCGGATACTTCTCCGGCTTCGGCTTCAGCCGCTTCCTTCGGCTCAGGCTCGAATCCTGCGGCGGCGATGGCATCGAGAACCTTCTCGACTTCTTCGGAATCCGCCATGTCGTCGAACTCGAGCCTGCCGTCCTTGGTGACGGTGAAGTAGTCGATCTCGTAGTTGCAGGTCGGCATGAATTTGTATTCTGCCTTGGCTCCGGTGGTGTCGGAGATGACCTTGACCAGTTCTTTTCTCTGTGCTCCGGTTACGTTGTAGTTGATTCGCATTGTGTTTACCTCCGTTTTCATTGTGATTGTTTGCCTTTCGGCATGTCTATACATCACTCTTTTCGGCTGTAATAGCAAGCGAATACGCGATATTTAAGGCGTAGAATTATCCCGCCTGTTTCCGCTGCAGAACTGGTCACAGTACACAATCCCGGCAAGTACGAAACACACGCACGGGAGCGCCACACCGTTGCCCCACATCTTGTAGGCGGCGGAATCGGTGTACGGGTCTTTCAGCCATTTCCGTATCTGATTGTCGGTTTTCGGCTTCTTCGCGTGCGTGACCACCTTGCGGTGGGTTTCAAATACCTCGCGCCAGAATTGCATTTCATCCTCGGCCGGGTTTTCCGTTCCGAGGTCGTCGCACCACCAGTCGGGAAAGCCCTGCAGCCTTGCGCACTCAATTGGCGTGAGCCTGCGGACGATGTATTCCGGCTTCTCGGATACCGTCGGCGGGTCTTTGTAGTCCGTAGCGACAAGCGTATCCACAGCCTCTTCATTCGAGAACTTCGTGTGGTAGGAATTCTTGCTTGAGTGGTATGCGATTCCGTGGTTCTCGGTAGCGTTCAGTGTGAAGCTGACGCCGTCCTCGGAGTATCCGCTGCCGCGATGAGAAGGTCGGGTGCCGTTGCCTTCAAGAGCGACAACGGCGATTCCTCCCTGGTTGCAGGCCGGGTCGCCGCCGCGGGTGTCGAGCGTCCGTGAAGTATCGGCTTCGTAGATTCCGGCGTGCGGATTGTCAGACAGCATTGCGTGGCTCGAATCGGAGCTGATGCCGAAAGCCTTCATGTTCACCACGGCCACGCCGCCCTGGTTGCTGTCCGGCGCGTTGCCGCCGGTGTCTATCGTTCTCGCCGTGTCCGTTTCGTAGCAGTTCTGTCTTGCGTTCCTTGTTCCTTCGGAAGTGAACCGCACATCATAGGTTCTTGCGTTCTCGACCACAAGAGGCTGGTTGTTGCCGCCCGTGCCGTATCTCGCGGTCACGGTGTCCGCCGTTTCAAGCGGACCGCTGTAGCGGCTGTCCTGACTATGGTTCTCATAGACTGTCGCCGGCACGACTCCGGCTCTCAAGGTCGGTGCTTTCTCTTCTTCGAATCCGATGCCCCTTGCTTTTGCGGAATGTTCCGTGCAGAACCCGGCGGATTGCAGAGTGACGGGAGGATGATGCGCTTCGGCTCTCAGAGTAGCCGTTACATTATCCGTCACTTCCATCCGCTGTCCGCCCTGATCGTTCAGGCATATGCCTGCCGCTCCAGAGCGATTCTCAGGACTTCCGGCAGTTCTTTGCCACGCCTTGAAGCCCTCGTGAGAATACCCAGACAGGCCTTCGGACTCAAATAGTATTTTTCCGGCGCGTCCGCCATCAAGATCTGCGACAAGGTAGACGCGTTTTCGGCGTTGGGGTACTCCCCAGTACTGAGCGTCAAGTACCCGCCATGCGAGACTGAAATCGTCTGCCACGATCTCTCCGGCGTTCGGCCATTTCTCAGGTCGAGGAATATCAATCTCGTATCCCTTGACCGAGCAGACCGCTTCGAGTACGGACTCGAAGTCCGCGCCCTTGTTTGAGGAGAACGCGCCGGTGACGTTCTCCCACACGATGTATTTCGGATATCCGCCATTGGTAGCCCTCCTCATTTCTCTCACAATGCGAATTGCTTCATAAAAAAGAGAAGACCTGGAGCCTTCCAGACCTTCCCGTTTTCCCGCGATGCTCATGTCCTGGCATGGAGAGCCGAATGTGATGATGTCAACCGGCTCTATCCGTGCGCCGTCTATCTGCGACACATCGCCGTAGTGCTTTACCTGCGGCAGACGTTTTGTCGTAACCCGTATCGGAAACGGCTCGATTTCGCTTGCCCATTTCGGTTCGATTCCGGCGATGGTGCCGCCGAGAGGGAATCCTCCCGAGCCGTCGAAGAGACTGCCGAGCGTGAGTGTTCTATTCTCCATCGACGTCCTCCATCAGCTTCAAAGCGTCTTCGTATGTGTATTCCTTCCCGTCGCGAATGAGCTTCACATCGCTTGAATCCTCATTATGTGAATGTAAATATCTGACGACAGCCACATCCACATACTTTGGTTCAAGCTCCACGCCATAACAGATGCGTCCGATCTGGTCGCAGGCGATGAGCGTCGAAGCGGAGCCGAGGAACCCGTCAAGCACGAGTCCGTTTGTGGCGGTGCTCTGCTCTATGAGGTAGGCGATGAGCGGGACAGGCTTACTGGAAGGATGTCCGAAGCCGCCCTCCTTGGAGTTCTTCACGCCGTCGAACTCGAACACGGCTTTCTGCTTCTGGTCGCCGTACCATTTGTGCTTGCCGTCCTTGCGCCAGCCGAAGATGATCGGCTCCATGTTGAATTTCCAGTCGGTGCGCATGAGCGGAGCTCTGGGTTTCTTCCATATGAGTCCGGCTCCGACCTTGAATCCCGCGTCCTCAAAGGCGTCGAAGAATACGCGCGCCTGCATGGTCGCGTAGAACTCGTAAATCGAAGCGTCGTCCGCCATAGCGTTCTTGAAATTAGAGAAGCACTTCATCAGGAAGTCGTAAGCCTGACTGCCTTTCAAATCGTCGTTCGCGATCTTACCGGACGCATTTTCCAGATTGACGAAGTACGGCGCGTCGGTGCAGACGAGGTTGACCTTTTTGTCGCCGAGCAGTTTTGCGAATGTCTCCGGGTCGGTGGAGTCGCCGCAGATAACCGTGTGCTTTCCTATGTGCCAGAGGTCGCCGGTTTTGGAGAAGCAAGGCTTTTCCAGTTCCGCGTCGACGTCGAAATCGTCCTCCTCGGCTTCTGTATCGTTTCCGAGCAGCTTCTCCAGTTCCTTGTCGTCGAAGCCGAGCAGGGAGAGGTCGAACGCGTTCTCCTGCAAATCTGAAAGTTCTACAGAAAGCATTTCCTCGTCCCATCCGGCGTTCAGCGCGAGTTGGTTGTCGGCGAGAATGTAGGCGCGTTTCTGCGCGTCAGTCAGATCCTCTGCGAATACGCAGGGGACGGTCTTGTAACCTTCCTCGCGGGCAGCGGCAATTCTGCCGTGTCCGACAAGGATGTTGTAGTTGTTATCAATCACAGCCGGAGATACGAATCCGAACTCTCGGAGCGAGCTTCTCAGCTGTGCGATCTGTTCCTTGCTATGTGTCCGGGCGTTCCGGGCATAAGGCACTAATTTTTCAATCGGCACCTGCTCTAATCTTTGTGTGTTCATTTAATATTTCCTCCCTGTCTTGCCCGGAGCAGGCGCTCCATTACATCATCCTGCGGATTAGCACCGGAGAATTCCGTCGAGCAGTTCTCTTTCACGATCTGGAATATCTCATTCCACAGCCGGTTCGCCTGGTTCATGTAGTTGATGCCGATATTGATGAACGGACTGGGTATCGGCTTGCCCGTTGTAGGATGCTTGCTCAGATAGCCGAGTCTGGTGGTCATTTCCTCGCACTGTATCCATCTTGCGGACGCCATAGCGTACCGTTCGAGCAGCTGCGGAGAGACGGCTTTCGCCACGCCTATTCTGTCGAGCCATTCCCATGTTTCCTTGTAGATGTCCGCCGCTTCGAGCGTAGAGCCGTCGTGCTGTTTTGCTGACAGGAAGTCATGAGGTTTCGGCATTTCCTCGCCCTCAATATCCGGGATGTCGAGTATCTCGATTTTTCTTCCGCCCGGATTTCCGGATTCGTATTTTTCAAGAGCGGACTTTTTCTTGCGTCCCGCGCCCGGTCTTGCGCCGCCGCGTCCGCCCGTATTATTCGATTTTGTAGGCATCTGAATACCGCCTCCTTTATTACCCTTTAGAATTTGCCTTTTTCCTGCACGGTACCCCGCGCCGTTTTCCGGCGGGTCGCCTCGTGGAGATTCCGACCGCCCCTACCGGTTGTGCTTCGCGCCTCGGTCGCCGCGTTCCCTGTGGATCTTCTCGTGGCAAGAGCGGCAGAGACTCATGAGGTTGCTCTCGTCATTCGTGCCGCCTTCCGACAGCGGAACGATGTGGTGGACCTCCTCGACCGCGACATACCGTCCCTGCTTCAAACACATCTCGCAGAGCGGATGCTTGTGGACGTAGCGCGTGCGGATGCGGGTCCAGGCTCGTCCGTAACGCTTGCCTGTGGAGTAGCCGCGCGTGAACGTCTCGTAGTGCTTTTCCATCAAAGCCTTGTGCTCCGGGCAGTACTGTTCGCCGTCGTCGCAGAGGTTCGGGCATCCGGGATAGCGGCAGGGCCGATTTGGTTTCATTGGCATAAGCGCCGCCTCCTTTCCGGGCAATAGAAAAGCCCCGGAAGGACTGTCCTCCGAGGCTTGGTACGGCTGTGCCGTTGTTTCATTCTTTTTTGCTATTATAACTATATCACATGTCAATACTGCCATTCACTGACACGGACTGCCAACTTTCATTCCGGGACGGAAAAGTTCTGCAGCGCCGAGCCGTGTATCCTGTAAACCGTGCGTTCCGACACGTTCAGCAGCGCGCTGATCTCTTCCCAGGAGCAATCGTTCAGATAACGGTACCTGAGTACCATCCTTTCTTCCTGATCCGGCATCCTGTCGATTACCCTGCCGATTTCGGCTTTCAGCTTTACAAGCATCTGCAGCTTCTGGTCTATTTCACGCTGTGTCTCGTCAATCATTTCCAGCGCGTGAACAAACGGCGCTTCTGTCGGGCGGTTCGGATTGTAATGCGCTTCAAAGCTGCTGCCGGACACTCTGGTTGAAAGATCGCGCCAGTAATCGACTTCTCTCAGCAGGCTGTTTATCTGCGCGTCGAGATGCTTCGCCTGCTTCAAATACTCCTTGGCGGTCATTCGTCCACCTCCTTCTGAAGGGAGCGGATGAGCATCCCGCCGTCGACCGAAGTCAGCACTTTGTACCAGTCCGACAGGAAGAACCTCTCAATGTTCTCTTTTTCGATCCTTGCGGATTTGTTTGAAGGGTTCAGCTTCAGCGCCTTCAGTGCAGTTCTGTAATCCCTGACCGCCTGAAGAATAATGGCGTTCGCCAGATTCTCATAACTATCGATATCGCTCATTCGCGCACCTCCCGTTAATTGCCAAAGGGAATGTGTAAGCGTTGGAGCGTTGATGAATTGAAGCAGTGTGCGTTGAAAGAAATGATCAGCTGTTCTTTTTGCGCTGATAATAAGCCTGCGCCTTTTTCCGGTTGCGAACATTCCCGCATTCCGGATTACCGCAATATTTCTGCCTTGACCCGTTCTTTATAAACGGCTTTCCGCAGTTTGCGCAGACGGCGTATCCCGGAACGCTGTCCTTCAGAATATCCTCCACTTCGTCAGCCGACCGCACCACAGCGGCTGTGCCTCCGGCGGAGATGATTTTTCTGATGACGGCTTCCTGCAGTTTCGTAGGGCTGCCTTTTTCCGTCTTGACCTCGAACCCGTAAAAGCGCCCGCCGATGCAGGCGATAATATCCGGGATTCCCGCCGTTCCGTACATGCCGCCGTGCTCCTTCCACGCGAAGCATCCCGGCACGGTTTTCAGATATTTCAGTATCGATCTTACAATATCCGACTCTCTCATTTGACACGTCCTCCTTTCGTCTGACAGATAAAATGCCGTAATTCCGCGGTTTCTGACACGTTTGACACGAAAAAACGCATTATCGCGTATGGAAGAAAATAAAAACGCGTATTGGCATATATTTTTTCTGTATATATGGTGAGTTAGGAAACTCGTGTCAAACCTGTCAGACGTGTCAGATCATCCTGGGAGATCGCATACCCTGATCCCGTTCAAAACGCGCCTTTTGCCAAGGCTGTCGATGCCGCGCTCTATGGCGGGATATGCCGTGGTGATCTGCTGCACGAAGTTCTTCTGTGCGTACGGCTTCATGCCGCATTCTTCGCAGTACGCCTTGTAGGCGTTGAAAAGCTCGGTCGAGCCGGCGGAATACGATGCGTCCATTTCGCAGCGGTCCTTTATAAACGAAAGCACGGAATCCGACTCCTCGCGGTACTGCTGCAGCTCGTCGCGGTTCTTCTGCGTCTCCGAGAATTTGTACCTGTTGTTCATGAGCCGTTTCAGCCCTTCCAGGGCGAAAAGGAAAATGCCGTCCGCTTCCATGCGGAACTTGTCCAGAAGCTCCGGATCGCGTTTTTCCTGCGGCACGGCGTGATTGAAACGGATGATAATGAGCCTGCGGTAGAATCCCTCCGACCTGTCCCCGTAGTTCCTCGGTATGCTGTTGCATGAAAACAGGAGTCTTGCGCAGCACTGAAAGGAAAACGGGTTCTTGTTCTTTTTCTCCACGGTCAGGTAATCCTCGCCGACGAGCGCCTTGAAGATGCCGTTGTCGTCAATGTTCTTCGTGGGCAGGTCGGCGAAGATATTCGCCAGCTTGCCGAAAAGCTCCGCCGTCTTGAACCGCTCGTTCAGCGCCTGCCATGAAACATTCGAGACGTTCTTCTTGCCGAGCAGGACGTCGTTCAGGACTCTCAGCAGCACGGACTTTCCCGCCGACGCCGCTCCCACAATGACAAAGCACTTCTGCGCGGAGTTGACGGGAATAAGGAAATACCCGAGCATCTCCTGTATCAGGCCGACCTGCTCCATGTCGCCGTCCATCGATTCCTTCAGGAACTGCTTGAACAGCGGGCAGTCCGCCTTTTTGTCATATGTCACGTTCAGCTGAACCGTTGAATAATAGTCCGGCGTATGCGGCGCAAGAGTGTCCTCCAGAACATTGTACAAACCGTTTTTCACATTGATGATGTACGGGTTCGCGTTCAGCTCCCGGATGTCCTTCTGCACAAGGAGCCGCCACTGTTTCTCGGCGTCGGCAATCTGGTTCATCTTCGTTTCCCGGACGAGCATCTTTTCCTGCACGAGCCGCTGCGCCTCCATCTCGGACATTTCCACATAGACCCCGCCATGATAGATAAAATGCTGCTCTGCGGAATAGAACACATGCTCCTTTTCCGACATTTCCCTTGCGAGCACGCCCGGAAGGAATCTCAGCCCGCTGTCGGCCGGCTCGTACCAGTCCGGAAGCGACAGTCCGGCCTTTGCCTTCTTCGCCGCCTTTCCCGACTTGTACGCCTTGCTCTCCTCACGGTATATCTGCATCAGGGATTTCAGGAACG